ACCCTGTGGGTGTCTAATAACGAGTTGGCCCGCTCAGGGCAGAAAGGCGTCAAATGGTAATAGAGATTTTTTGCCAACAGTGCGGAGAGCCGATTTTGGCCCAACCCGTAAAATACACCGGTCTCGATAGTGGGGTTACTTTGTATGTGTCACCGTGCAAAAAGTGCAGCGGCCCAACACCACATGCACCGGAAGCGGCTGTGCCGCCTTGCCAGCCGTGCGACCACGGAGTTTATGGAGCTTGCCAGAAATGCGGCACTGATGTTCCGCCGCTCCGGTAATACTAACCGTTGGTTGCCTAAGCAAAGGAGTCTTATGAACAAGGCAAATCGAGTAATTGAAGGCATGAGCCGCGAGTTGAAACTTGCTTATTTTTCTACTGGTCGCGTCACGGTTGGAACAATCACACAGGTTTTTGATAACCACCTGAAAAAGTTTTATGTCGCAAAAATTCGCGGCGTCATCGTTGGCAATGAAGGCGAATACAAGCACGAAACGCCAGAAGCCGCGAGAGCATACGGTAAAGAAATTCAGGCTCGTTGGCGTGCTGAATTTACGGCAACCAACAATGCGTGCACTGGATTGGCTTTGCCGTCCGCGCAATTGTCAGGTTTGGCGCAACCCGCCAACCAGTAACGCTTGCCGTTCGGCGGACTGCCCAGGAGAGAACATGACAGACGATGATTTACTGTTTCAGCAGTGGTGGACAATCGAAAGCCCGCCAGGAACTTTCGAGAAGGAACAATGCAAAATATCATTTATGGCTGGAATGCGTTATGCGCGGGCGTATGAAGCCACCCAACAAAGCGCGCACCGAACAGACGCCACTGAGCCGTCTTGCGAGATTGCGCGCTCCTGTTATTTTGGTCAAGATGGGAAGTGCTTGCGTGGCGGCGTCTGCCGCTAACGCAAAGGTCGTTGGTGAGAAGTTCAAGATTTGAAAACCCAACAAAAAAGCCCCGGATTTCTCCGGGGCTACTGCTTACGCTATCGTGACGCCCGCAAGCTGGAAGGCGGCACGCAGCCGGACCAGCCGCTTCCAGGCCAGGTCGTAGGTGATACCAAGCCGCCGGGCGATTTCTGGCAGGTTGACGCCGTCGCGCAGCAGGCGCAGGACGATGGCCTGATCCACCGGCAGCCGGTCGGCGATGGCGCGAATGCGGGCGGCCTGTTCGGCGGCGATGACGATGGCTTCCGGGTCGTCGTCGCACGCGGGGATGAGTTCGAGGAATTCTGGGGAGTTGTCGCCGTCTTCCTGGCCGTCTTCATCGATGGACAGGCCAGCGTAGGCGGTTTCGCGGTTGGCGATGTTCAGCATCCGCCAATTTGCCAGGTTCAGCAGGTAGGCCTTGCTGTCTTCCGGCTTGCAGGTTTTCAGGATTTCGAGGACGGCCTGCTGATACAGGTCCTGCGCTTCCGGGGCCATGTCGGCCAGGTCGGCGGCGTAGTGGGTCCCGCTGCGGTGCGCGGCGAATTTGCGCAGCATGGGGGAGATTTCGGCGATAGTTTTCTCGAGCGGGTTGGTGGTAGTAGTCATCTGGTTTTCTCCTGTTTTTGTGTTTCCGGGGTGCCTCCCGGTGTGCTGTTATTATATGCTATAACACGCTTTTATGTCAAGAGTGTTACAGCGTGTTATAATGCTGGCATGTATATCTTTCGCCTTCATGAAATTTTATTAGAACAGGGGCGCGGGGTGCGCGAAGTCGCCCGCGCTGCCGGGCTGACCGTCGCCACCGTCTCCCGGATTGCCAACAACCGTAACCGGGGGATCACTCTCGAGGTGGTCTCCAAACTGTGCCGCGAGCTGGGCATCCAGCCGGGCGACCTGTACAAGCTGGCCGACTGATGGATTACCGCTCGGTCGCCGTCGCCCTTTTGCTTTTGGCCCTGGCATGCGTCGCGCTGCCGGGCCTGATTGCGCTGGCCGTGCTCTGGTTGCGGGAGCGCAGCCGGGCGGCTATGCTGACGCTGTCGGCGCAGGCGGCCGGGTTGCAGGTTTGGCTGGGCGAGGTCGGCGGGTATGAGTACGCGAGCGAGCTGGATGTCGAGGCGAAATTCGTTTATCCGGCCCTGCGGCATCTCGGCTTCCGGGCAAACGATTGCCGCATGCGGGTGGCCGTCGAGGTGCAGGTAGGGCGGCAGGCCGTGCGCGGGATAGCCGATTGGGTTGTTTATGACGGCAGTCGGCCCTGGGTGGTCGTGGAAGCGAAAGCGCCATCCGAGAGTTTGGAGCCTGCTCATGCGCAGGCCCGCTCGTATGCCGTCGCTCTAAAAGCGCCACTGATTATGCTGGTAAACGGCAAGCGCGCGCAGGTTTGGCGGCGCGGGCTGGATACGGACAGCCTGCTTTTTGATTGCAAGGTCGACCAGTTACCTGCCCACTGGGCCGAACTGGTAATCGTTTTGGGAAAATAAAAAGCCCCGCGTGAGCGAGGCTTTTGTTGTCGTTGGGGAGGCACCCCCAACGGCGGCGCACCAGATGACGAGTGCGCTATGAACCAACCGACTGCCGAATCCAGGAAACGGCGTCAGATAGCACCTTAACAATCTCAGGATGATTTGCCACCGACGAACTATCAAGTTCGCGGCTGGCGATTTTGTATGAATCTTTCGTGATGAGCACGGCCACCAGCGCCGTACCGGCAGCCGACAGCGGGCGCTCAATTACACGACCAGTCGGGCTGAGAAGCTGGTCGCCATCCTGCAAACGGCCCGCAGTGGGCCGCACGCATACGACCCGGACCGCCCGGCAGGGCTGCGGGTGACATTGAGAAAGAGGTGAACGTGATTAGCGGAAAAGAACTAAAAGACTTTTGGCGTTACAGCATCGGCGCAAGCATCGAAGAAAAAGCCGACGCAGACCGCGTTGAGTTTTTTATCACGGGAGAATTTACCCAACTCAATGACTACATTCGGGTCGAGCGTGGCAATAAGTTTGGGGCGGCAAACATCAAAGAAACAGAAACTTTGCGGGCTGAGTTTGCGTGCCGTGACCTTCCCAAACTCTCTGCCTATCCGGTCGACATCGTTTTTACATGGTACAGGGAAGACCGGCGCACGGACCCGGATAACATTGGCTTTGCTGCCAAGTTCGTCCTTGATGGCATGGTCAAAGCGGGAGTTTTGCGCGATGACGGCATGGCTGAGATTGCATCCATTACACATCGCTTTGTTGTTGACAAGACCGCGCCGGGTGTGAGTGTTTATGCAAGGCGGGCCGATGTGTAAAATCTGCCAGTGTGAAACTGGCTCCCGGCTTTACATGGCTTGGGCGGCCTTGCTGGATCAGCGCAGGCCGAAGGCAGACCGCCATGCCATCCGGCAGGCGGAAGCCGCTTTCAAGTCGCACCGGGCAACGTGTCAGGTGTGCGGATGACCGGCTTCTCACCCTTTTACCGCATCTACATCCACTCGCCCGCCTGGCAGGTCCGCAGGGAGCGGGCCATCCAGCGGGCGGGCGGCCGTTGCCAGGTCTGCGGGGCGCGGAAGCGGTTGCAGGTGCATCACGTCAGCTACGCCAACCTGGGACATGAGCGGGACGAAGACCTGACCGTGTTGTGCTGGGCATGTCATTCTGTGGTGACGTGGTGGCTGCGAGTGCGTCGGCTCTGGCGCTGGCTGATGGAATAACGCCCGGATTTGTAAGGCCGGGGGAAAGGAAAATTGCTAAAATGACCGATATGGAACAAAAAACAGAAGGAAAACCTAAAAATCTAAACAAAAAGCAAAAGCTTTTTGTAGAAAACTATCTCCGTCTATGGCAGGCCGCGCCCGCTGCCAGGGCGGCAGGATACAAGGACAGCAAATCGATATATGAAGTTGCCAGGCGGCTGTTGAGGAAACCAGAGATACAGGCGGAAATCTCGCGCCGGGTGGCCGAGGTTACCATGTCAGCGAACGAAGTGCTTCTCCGCCTGGCCGACCAGGCGCGGGGGAACTTCCGGCCGTTTGTGAAAATCTCGGAAGACGGATTCGTCTACTTCGATTTCTCGAATCCGGAAGCGGCCGACCACCTGCACCTGGTCAAAAAAATCGAGACCAAACGCACCCGGCGCGTCGAAGGCCGTGGGCAGGATGCGGAAGCCTGGGAGGACGAGTGGGTGCGCGTGGAGCTGGTAGACAGCCAGGCCGCGCTGGCCCTGCTCGCCCGCCATCACAAATTGCTGACTGACCGCGTCGACACGACGACCAACGGCAAAGACTTGCCGCCCGCGCAGGTCAACGTCTACATTCCGAATAATGGTCGAGATTAGGCCGCAACCACGCCAGGAGACTTTTCTCGCGTCGTCTGCCGACATCGCCATCTACGGCGGGTCAGCGGGCGGCGGGAAGACGTGGTCGATGCTGCTCGAACCGCTCCGCCACCTTGCCAACGGGAACTTTGGCGCGGTCATTTTTAGGCGGACCATCCCGGAGATTACCAAAGAAGGCGGGATGTGGGACGAGGCGCGGAAAGTCTACCCGCTCTTGGGTGGAAAAAGCAACGAAAACGACCACTCCTACACCTTCCCGAGCGGGGCGCGGATTTCGTTTGCGCACCTGCAATACGAGAAAACGCTCTCGGACTGGCTTGGTGCTCAGATACCGCTGATCGAATTCGACCAGCTCGAGACGTTTACCGAGAAGCAGTTTTTTTACATGCTCTCCCGCAACCGCTCGACCTGCGGCGTGCGGCCCTACGTCCGGGCGACCTGCAACCCGGAGCCGAATTGGCTGGCCGACTTCCTGTCCTGGTGGATTGCCGACGACGGCTACGCCATCCCGGAACGCAGCGGACAGGTACGCTGGTTTGTGCGCGTCGACGACCGCATCCATTGGGCCGACAGCCCGGCCGAACTGGAAGCCCGCTACCCAGGCAGCAAACCGAAGTCGTTGACGTTCATCCTTTCAACCGTCTACGACAACAAAATCCTTTTAGATGCCAACCCGGAATACCTGGCAAACTTGCAGGCGCTGTCCTACGTCGACCGGGAGCGGCTGCTCGGGGATGCGCGGCGCGGCGGGAACTGGAAAATCAAGGAGTCGGCCGGGCTGCTGTTCAACAGGTCGTGGTTCGAAATCGTCGACGCGGTGCCGGAATGGGGCGGGCGGACGGTTCGGAATTGGGACCTGGCCGCAACCGAGAAAAAACAGGCCAGCGACGACCCCGACTCAACCGCGTCCTGCAAAATGAAGAAGGTCGGCAATATTTACTTTATCCTGCACGCCACCAACGACAAACTATCTCCGGCCCAAACTGACGCGCATATGCTCGGGCTGGCAAGGCAGGACGGCTACCAGGTGGCCGTCCGCTGGGAGCAGGAAGGCGGGGCCAGCGGGAAGCGGGATTCGAGATATATTGCAACGATGTTGTCAGGGTTCGACGCTGCCGGGGTGCCACCGCAGGGGGATAAAATCGCACGGGCCAAAGGGCTTGCCGCGCAGGCGCTGGCCGGAAACGTGAAACTGTTGCGCGGCGACTGGAATGAATGGTGGCTGAATGCCATGCACTCGCAGCCTGCCCCGCACGATGATGATATGGACGCGGCCAGCGGCGCGTTCAACGAGCTGAGAGCGGGTGAATCTACCGGGATAGCAACGAGCTACCTGGTCCCAAAAACAAAACCGAAAAGGCGGTAGTATGTTTGAAAAATTACTGGAACGGTTGACCGAGGAAGACAAGGACATCATTCTCGGGCTGTTTTTCGCCCTCGACACCATCCGCGATTTCAGCGGGCATGGGTCTGTCCACATGAATTTCGTCAACGGGAAGTTGGCCGAATTAGACATGGAAAACCGCATCCGGCCGGAGATTTCCGCGCCCTGGAAGCCCGACAAAAAACGCTGACAAAAATCACGTTATAATCCCCTTGCACACCCCCTCGCCACGAGGACTAACCCAGGCAGGCTGATTTCAGTCTGCCATTTTATTTAATACAGGAGAGAGACATGAAAAAGTTTGCAATCCTTTTCGCCCTGGCGCTGGCGCTCTGCATCCCGCTGACGGTTGCCCATGCGGCCCCGCTCGCGGCCGACCCTGCGCAACCGCTGGACTTTGACGCGCTGGCACGCTCATTCGGCGCGCTGGCCGGGGTGGCTGCTCTGGTCCCTGCCATTGTCAACGCGCTCAAGGTCGCCAAAGTCATCCCGGATGGAAAGTCGCCTGAGTGGATGATGATTCTGAACATGGTCGGCTTCATCGGCCTCGGCGTCCTACAGTTGACCGGCCGCGCTGACCTGGTGCCTGTACTCGATGAGCAGGCCGGTTTGCTGGCGACCACGCTGACGGTTGTCGTCGGCTATATTGCACAATTATTCGTATCGCGCATCACCCACCAGCACGTCCTGGCCGGTTTACCAGTGATCGGCAAATCGTATTCTGGACGCTCGGCGGGTGACAGCATCTCAACTCTCGAAGTGGGGTAGATATGGCGACCAACACTGCCATTGTCAACGAGCTGAGGGCAATCGTGGGGGGAGAATTTAGCGAACTAAAAAACATGCTGACCGACATCAGTGAGCGCGTGCGCGGGCTCGAGATGCGGGAGGCGGGCTGCTCGCCGCTGATGAATGCGCGGGTTGGTGCGCTTGAACGCCAGCTTACTGAGCACGACGGCCGCCTGCGTGCGCTGGAAACAGTCGTCACGGAAAAAGCGGCTGAAAAAGACGTGAAAGTCATCCTGTCTGCGCTGAGTGAAAAGGCGTCGGACGAAGATTTCAAAGAGCACAAAAAAGACCAGGACAAAGACATGAAAGTCATCGTCGCGGCCATTGGCGAGCTGAAGATGACAAATCGTATTTTGACCTGGCTTGGCGGGCTGTCCGCTACGGCGCTCGTATTGTGGCTGATCGACCGATTACTGTCGTCTGCCGTTGGTGGAGGGTAATAAATGCTCCCAAATATCGACAACTTAGTTTTTGAAGCGCAGAGCAGCGCGGAACTCGACCGCCAGGGTGACATCATCCTGGCGCGTAAATATCACGAAGGCGACCAGGAAGTCTACCTGACCGACCGCGCCCGGCAGTATCTTGGACTGCATGCCGAAAACACCTTCCGCCTGAACATCTGCCGCCCTGTCGTCTCTGCCGTGCTCGCTGAATTGCACCTGATCGGCTTCGACGCCGGGGAGCAAGGCGACAGCCAACCGCAGGCCGAATTCGCGACCAGCGTGATGACGGCCAACCGGGCAGACCAGTTACAGAAAGACGTGCATGAATGCGCCCTGCGTGACAGCGAGGCGTTTGTGATTGTAGATTGGGACGCATCCAACTCCCGCCCGCGCCTGACGTGGCTTCCGAGATACACCAGCCTGGAAGCCGACGGGGACGAGATGGGTTGTTACATGGTTTACCCGGACGACGACTACACCCAGCCCGCGCTGTATGCCATCAAGCGATGGGTCGAGACGACCGCCAGCGGCACGCGCATGCGGGCGACGGTTTACTACCCAGGCAAAATCGAGCGGTATGTTTACGGGCGCGGTTGGGAGCCTTACGTCGACAACGTTGGCGACGAGTGGCCGACGCCGTGGGTAGACGCAGCCGGGCTGCCGCTCGGCATTCCGGTCGTCCACTTTCGCAATGCTGGCCTGCGGCCGGAGGCCTGGGACGCCATCCCCATGCAGGACGCCGTCAACAAACTGCTGCTTGACATCCTGGGAGCCGCCGACCTGAGCGGGTTCCGCGTCCTGTTTGCGAAGGGATTTATCCCGACCAGCGACGGGCAGCCGCTTGCGGCTGACGGCAGCAACGTCGCCCAGATCCAGCCTGGAAGCCTGCTCGGGACGACAAACGAGAGCGCCGACCTGAAAAGCATCAACGGGGAGGATCCAACCCCACTCGTCAACACCATGACCCAGCTCATCCAGCACACCGCCCACATTACCGACACCCCGCCTGGCCGATTTTCTGCCTCCGCGCAGGTGCAATCGGGTGACAGCCAAAAAGAGCAGAATAAACCGTTTTACGCCAAAGTGGACGACAGGCGCGTGCGGTTTGGGAATTCGTGGGAAGACGTCATGGGGATGGCGCGGAGGCTGGCGAACCTGTTCGGCAGCACTACGCTGGATGAGAGCGTGCCGTTTTCCGCCATCTGGAAGCACTCGTTTACCTACGACGACCTGAAGGCCAAAAAAGAGTTTGGCGTGCCAAAGGAAAAGCTATGGTCCGAGATGGGCTATTCTCCACGCGAGATTGCGTCCATGAAACAAATGGACGAATACAAAAACATGCAGGCGGCCACGCAGGCGCTGACCGCATTTGGCAATGGGACGGCGTGACCTGGTATGTCATCTCGCTTTGGTGGATTGGTGACTTTTATTTCACGGCGGACTACCTGGACGCCTGGCATCGCGTTTACGCTGACGCGGGAAGGCTGACGACATGGCAAACCCACTCGAACAGGCAATCCAGAGCGGCATTCGCGCCAACGAGACGGTCGGCGGGCTGTTTGCCAAAGTTGGCACGCGGGAGCACCCGCGCGGCTTCGTGCTGTCTGCCTACCGCAACGCCAACCGGGCCATGCGCTCGGCGCTGGCAGAGCCGTTCCCGGTGGCGGCCGCGGCTGAAGTGATGGCGGGTCTGCGGCGGACGGTGCGCAGCGAAGCGCTCTCCATGTTTGGGGATGCGGAAGCGGCCGGGCAGGAAGAAGCGGCGCGCCAACTTCGGTTTTACGGCATCGAGAGCAACCCGAATCCGACTTTCTCGACCCTGGCGCTGGCATCCGCCGACGCGCTGACGGCTCGCATCGATGCGCAGTCGGCCGCCATCCAGGCGCTGCTGCTGACAGGGGCGACGGCTGACCAGATTACCGGGGACGGCGAGCGGCAGGCCGTGCTGAGAGCGTCCGATGTCGCCATATGGGCCGCGCAGATGGCCGCGTCGCTGCTTTGGGGCGCTTTCGAGAGCTGGGCTGTCACCCACTCAGGCGGGTTTACCTGGAAAAAGCAAGCGGTAGCCGCACTCGACAACCGGACGACGGATTGCTGCCTGCGGGTGCATGGGCAAATCCAGCCGTTCAGCAGGCCGTTCATTTTGACCGGCACGCCGCGCTACGCCGACCGCATGGACTGGCCGGGCTTCCACCCGTGGTGCCGGACGGCCGGGGTGCTGTACCTGGACGAGTACGACTCCGGGCTGACCGAGCGCATGACCGGCGCGGCGGCTGGAATTTTAGATGAGCGCGCAAACGGCAAGTTTATCGACCGCAACCCGGCGGACGCCTTCGGGTAGGAGCTGATATGAACGGATTGCAACAGGTAAGGCGCGGGCAATTACTCAAGACCGGGCAGGTTACCCAATACGGAGGCCAACTGGACGACGGTTATCACGAAAAAGGGCTGGCAAAGTCTTACACCATTTTGACGACCGGGCAATACAGCGGAACGACAAACATCACCCTAAACGCGAAGACCGACGCGCACAGTAATAACTGCGTGGTGGATAACGTCACGCGCCTGATGTGGAGCCGGTACGCATCCGCAAGCGTAGGGCCGACCAGCAACGGGCTTTTACCGTGGACGACCAACGGCAGCGGGGAGGGCATCTTTGCCTATGCCGCCGCAGCGAACACCGCAAGCCTGGCAGGTTACAGCGATTGGCGCGTGCCGAACATTTACGAGCTTTATTCTCTTTGCGATTTTGAAGCCACGACCGCCGCGCCGGATGCGACCGCGTTCCCGTCATTCTCGACGTCTCGATCTACGTGGACAGCCACAACCGGCCCGAACCTGACCACCGGCGCGATGTTTTCTCTTTTCAACTCCGGAAGCGTTTCGCGCCAGGATAAGGCCCTGACCGGGCTTGTCTTACTCGTAAGGGGTGGCTAATGTTGCCTAATTTTGACTTGACCCTGGAGCAACTGCGCAGCATGACCCGCGCCCAAATTCGGCAGGCGATTACAGACGCAATCGCGCCGATGACCAAGCGCGAAATGATTCAATGGTTGCTGCAGGCCGACATTGTAAACAATCCGCCAGTGCTGACTTATGGCGCTGATGGGCGAATACTCAAACAAGTGGAGATTGACCGCGACGCAGAGACAGGGGAGCGCGTGCGCGGCAAGGTAACGACATGGACTTATTACCCGACCGGCGAAGTGGACACCATTATTATCAGCGACCGCGACGCCGTAGACGGGGAAATCAGCAGACGCAGAATCAAACACTACCGCGACGGGCGACCGCCAAAGGAGCTATAAATGCCAACCTATAAATTCAAGGCCGTTTTTACCCGCAACGGTGCAGGGGTGGCGCCAGGCAGCGCGCCGACCGTCACGATTGTGGACACATCCAACACCGTGCTAGTGAACGCCGCCGCCGCCAGCAGCCTTTCAAACCTGGCAGGCGTGTACTACTACAACTACACCGGCAGCGCCGCAGATTGCATTGCAAAGTTTGTGACCAGCGACGCGACGGTGGACGAGCCGGAAAAGTACGACTACACCCCGCAGGTGATTACCGATTACATCGACGCCAGTATTGCCACCGTGAAAGCGAAAACCGACAACTTGCCTACGGACCCGGCAGACCAGAGCGCAGTCGAGGCCGCGATTACCGCAGCCGCCGCGCCATTGATGACCAGCGCAGGATACACCGCGCCAGACAACGCCGGGATTACTGCCATCAAAGCAAAGACCGATAACTTGCCCGCCAGCCCAGCCGCGACAGGCGACGCAATGGCCCTGACCAGCGGGGAACGCTCAACCCTGGCCGGGGTGGTTTGGGCATACGCCAGCCGCAGTTTGACAACGTTTAGCACGCTGGTCGCCGACATCTGGGCATACGCCAGCCGCACGCTGACCAGCATTGGCCGCGTGACGGTGGTCTCGCCAGTACTGGCGAGCGGAGATATTACGCTGGTCCGGGGTGACGATTACGCCATCGCTGACGGCCGTCCTATTACATGGAGTTTTACCAGTGCGGTGACGCTGACCGGGGCGACGGTTGCCCTGCAAATTGCTGACCAAACTGGCGCTTGCACCGTCAGCGGCACAAACCCGAATTACTCTGTAAGCGCAGAGCTGACCGCTGCGCAGACTACCGCGCTGGCTGAAGGCGTGCTGCCGTTTTCCGTCAAGGCAACGTTGAGCGGCGGTCATATTGTCACCCTGATTGCCGGTTCTGCAAACGTTCAATAAGAGCATCCATGACTGGTGCGGATGACTGCCAAAAATGCAAATAACATCTGCCTGCGCTCAATGTGGTATGAGGACGAAGATTAAAAATCACGTTATAATCCCGTAAATTATCCGCTTACGAGGACTAACCCGAAGCGCGCAAACTTTGCGCTCTTCGGGTTTTTTGTTTGTAGGCGGGACACAGGGCGAGATGCCCAGGAGTAGAGCGAGATGCCATCCGAAACCGAAACCATGACCAACGCGGACGAGACGACCGCAGCGGACAGCGGCCAGCAAGCCAGTGGCGAGGACTTTGCCGCGAAATACGCGGAAGCGCAGAAGCGCATCAAAGAACTCAACCATGAGAATGCTGAACGCCGCAAACGGCTGGAAGCTCTGGAAAAAGAGAAGGCCGACAGCGAAGCCGGAAAACTCTCTGACCTTGAAAAAGCGCAGAAAGAACTGGCCGACCTGACGCCGAAATATACGAGCTTACAGCAGCAGCACCAGGCGCTCCTACGCGAGCGGGCCTTTGAACGGGCCGCCCGCGAACTGAAACTCGAATTCGCCAGCGAGAAAGCCCAGGAGACCGCCTACAAGTTGCTCGATGCCGAGACTTTGGGCGATGACTTGAGCGGGATGAGCGAAGCGGTAAAGGTGCTCCAAAAAGAGCACGCTTACCTGTTTGCTGCCAGCAAGGCCACGCCACCCGAAACCGACGCAACCAAAAAGGGCAAAACCACCAGCGGCGAAATGACGGATGCAGAAAAGCAGGCTATCGCGGCCCGCTATCGCATCCCGACCTACTAAGAAAATCGAGGACCTAATGGCTGATTTGACCGTAACTGCCGCCGATGTGCGGCCCCTGACTGGCGCGATCACCCGCCGGGCCATCGCCAACGAAGCGATGACCATTGGTGATGCCGTCTACATTGACGGCTCTTCCGGCACCCTGCCGACCGTGAAAAAGGCCGTCGGGACCGCCGTCGCCACTGGCAACATCTGGGGCGTGGTTGTCTCGCAGGCTGAGACCGACTCGACCACCGTCGCCAGCGGCGCATCCATCGACGTCTGCGTCTACGGCCCCGTGGCCGGGATTGCCGGGACGGCTGGCGGATTCGTTTGGGGTTCCGACACAGCTGGCAAGTTGGCGGACGCCGTCGGCACCAAATCCATGATTGCTGGCGTGATGGAATCTACCAGCGTTCTTTTCGTCCGGCCGACCCAGGCCGTGCGCTCTGCGTAACGAGGTGATGACATGGCTACTCTTGGACCCAACGACCTGAAACAGTACGCCCTGCCTGCGGGCTGGGACGGCGGACGGCTGACCCAAATCCGCCTGGAAAGCGGCGAGACCTATGACCGCCTGCTGACCGAAATCTCCGCTGGCCTGAGCATGGTCAACGCTGGCCTGCTCGCCGACCCGCTGACCAGCGGGCTGGTATCTGTGCGCAGCGACCCGGCCGTCGAATACCGCATCGGTGTTTCCAACGGCTTCGAGGTACACACCGAGTACAGCAAGGGCGACGCCAAACGCGGCGCGACCACCGGTCACATGCTGCCCCTGCTGCCCTACGACCGCAAGCTCGGCTGGACGTGGGATTTCCTGCGCAAGGCTCGCCGGGCGCAAATCGACGCCGACATCGCCTCCGCGATGGACGACCTGCGCAACATCTGGCACAAAAAGGTGCTGACCCGCCTTTTCAAATCGACCTACGACGCGGTCGGCTCTGGCAAGAGCGTGCCGTTTGCTGACGGCGGGACTGCTGACAGCTCCTTCGTGCCGGTGGCCGTTCCTGATCGGGGCGGCACGTTCACCGGCTCGCACAACCACTACCTGCGCCTGGACGGCATCACCCAGGCCAACGTAGAGACCGCCGTAGATCACCTGTGGGAACACGGCCACGATGGCCCGTATGAGCTGCGCGTCAGCTCGGCGGACATCTCGAGCTGGACAAACGTCACCAACGTGACCGGCTACATTGCCCGCCCTGACCCTGCCATCCAGTACGGCGCGAATACCCCCCTGGCGAATGTGGATGCCAGCTACATCGGCGTCATCAACACCAATTACGGCGCCTGCCGACTGGTTGCCAGCGGCCGCATTCCGACCAAATACTGGTCGCTCTACAAGAGCTACGGCCCTCTCGACCAGCGCAACCCGCTGGCCGTGCGCGAAAGCCCGACCTATGGCCTGGGCGCGGTGCTCCTGGCAGGCGACCATATTCGCCAGTTCCCGCTCGAGAATGCAATCCTGTTCTTCGAGTTCGGCGTGGGCGTCGGCGAAGACCGGACTGCCGGGGTGGCGGTTTACAACCACACCAGCGGCAGCTACACCAGCCCGACTATCTCCTAGTCGACTGGCCGACTGAAACACAACGGGGCGAGGTAACACTCGCCCCGATTTCCTAAAGGCTCCCCCCATGACCTTTACCTACGACCTGACGACTGATATCGGCGCAATCCGCCTGCAACTCGGCGACACGGCGACGGCTAACGGCGTGCGAGCGGACGGCAGCAACCTGACCGATGAAGAGCTGGCCTATTTCCTGACGGCCGAGGGCTCGGTCGACGGCGCGGTGGCTGCGGCCTGCGAAATGCTCTCACGTGATTGGGCTAAGGCTGCGAATTACACCATCGGCCCGCGCTCTGAGCAGCTCGGCAAAGTGTCGGCGGAATGGGCCAGCCGGGCGGCCGAAATCCGCGAAAAGACCAGCGGACAGTGGCAGTCGTTTTCGATGACACCCAAGCGGGTCGACGGATACAGCGAGGCGGCAGATGCTTGACATCGTCCCCGGTGACGTGCTGGTTGTCGGCTCACGGGAATATCCCGTCCGGGTGGCCGCTTCCTGGCCTGCTGCAAATCGGGCCGGGATTGCCATCCGCCGGAATGCAACGGTTGACGCCAGCACAAAGCGTACGCCGACCGAAACCGGGAAACGCGGCACACCGACGACCTACCTGACCGGCTTGAAAATTACCCCGCTTGACCCAATGAGCGGAGATCGGTCGACCGGAATGCTGGAAACAAGCGGGCTGGATACGCCGTTTGTGGCACTGCAATCATTTGCTCAGGACGATGACGGCTTTGTTCACATGCTGTTAGAGGACTTGTACAGATGAGCGAGATACGCGGACTACAGCAAGCCCAGCGCGCCATGCTGCGGATTATGACATCCGTCAAGCCGAATAACAGCCTGGATCGTGCCACGCAAACAGCCGCAATCGGCCTGCACCGCTACCTGGTGACAGTCACCCACGTCGATACGGGCAGTTATCGCGCCAGCCAGTACGTGCGCAGGGTTGCCCCGATGCGATACAGAATCTACATCGACCCCGCCGCAATCAACCCGCGCAGCGGAGCCAAACCTGCTGTTTATGGCGCTCTGGAAGAGGCCCGTGGCGGCGGTCACGCTGCCTACCAGCGCACCTACCAGCAAGCCCCGCAGTATGCGGCCAGGGCGCTGGCTTACTATGTCAGGAGCCTGCCGTGAGCGCGATAAATAGAAAGAATGTTCGGGATGAAATCACAGCCGCCTTACAGGCTGCGCTTACCGGCAGCGGGCAACCCGTCAGCAATGTATACGGATACCAGCCCGGAAAACTGGACGGTGAAAGCCCGGTGATACTTGTGCTTTCACAAAGCACGCAGCGCGAAATTGGCGGCATCGGCTCGCAGAAATATCACAACACTTTTTCACTGGAATTGCAGGTGCTTGTTTATGACGGCGACCAAAACCAGGACCTGACTGAGAAGCAGCGCGAAGACAAGATCGATGAGATTGAGACTGCGCTGGCCGACTGGTTTGCGGCACACCAGACCGGGACAACCTATAGCCTGGCGCACTATGCGCCTGAGCCGTCAACGATTGTCTCTGTCAATTACCTGGACGGCAATCCTTACAGGATTGAGTCCATTACCGTGAGATTGGAGAGTTGGGATGCCTAAACAGCCACAACCCAAACCCATTGCTATTGTTCGCTACATTGGCGGCGGTAATTTTATTCCAGGCGTACCTGCCAGGGATATGACGCCGGACGAGTGGAGCGAGATTCCTGCTGATTTACGCGAGGCGGCCGTTCAGAACGGATTGTATCTCGCGGAGGAGATGTAACCATGCCATTGATCCCTGCAAATTTTGAAGTGCAAATCGGGCTTGAGACCACCTGGGGAACGGCTGTCACTCCGACTGCCAAACTAGGACTGGTCGAAAGCTGCACCATTACCCCTGAAATTGCCGTCGAGTTTTTCAAGGAACAGCGCGGCAGCCTGGCCCCGGCCTTTGTCAGCGAGCTGATGGGAACCTGGGGCGGCGCGAAAATCGTCGGCGTTATGTCCTACCAGGACGCGCCCTACTTTTTGGATGGCATTATGGGCAAGGCTACCCCCAGCGGAGCCGGTCCATATGTCTACGCCCACAGCGCGCCTGCCGGGTCGACGCTGCCTGACCGGCGGATTTTCACGATTGTCCGCAAACAAGCGGGGGCAATCAATGCGCTGGCCGGGGCTACGTTGACCGAATTGAACCTGAGCCTGGAAGCGCGCGGCGCGCTAAAGTACGAAGCGACGTTTATCGGCAAGTCGGTGTCTGCTGTTTCCGGCGCAAGCCTTTCTGACCGCACGCAGACGCCCATTGTCGCCCCGCAGGGCGCGCTGTACATCGATGCGGGCGGCGGCACGATTGGAACAACCCAAATCACCAATCCGGCCTTTTTTGCCTGGGAATGCAACATCAAAACAAACGCCGACCTGTACCCGACCATTGGCAGCCTGGCTCCAAAAGGCTACCGGGAAGCGTCTTGGGAAGTTAGCGAAATGCTCTCGCTGGAAGTCCACTCGGACACGACCGCATACCTGACCGCTATGCTCTCGGCTGTAACGGCAAAACTCATTCGCGTCAAAGCAACCAGCGGGACATCTATTGCGCAGTTTGACTTCGCGGGCGCATTCTCGAAAGCCCCCGAGCTGCATACGGATGCCGACGGCGTCTCTACGTTTGATTTTGAGCTTTCCGGCCAGTACGACTCTTCTCTGGCTAACTTCTTCAAGTCTAGCATTACCAATTCGGTTTCGAGCCTGCCATGAAAATTGTCCTGAATGTTCCTGACAGGGATACTCCCGGCTTTGCAAAGCGCATGTATCAGGCTGCCCGCTTTCAGCGTGCGGCTGTCGAAAACAACATCACGCCGGAACTGTGGAAGGAAATGTGCGAGCTGCTTTCCAACTTTATCAAGCTGGAAGACGCCCCGGAAGGGATGAGCAACTTTGACGCCATCTGGGAGCATGCCAGCGAAGCACAGATCACAGAATTGGTACAGCGCGTCTCCGGGGGTGCGCCTGATATTGTCCCCCCGACGAGCGCCGCCACTACCGTCGCGCCCTGAAAGGTCACTCATCCATCGTGCCGGAGTGGGTTGTTGCGCTCGAAATGGCAAACGGCGACCCACTCCGGGCGGCTGAAATCTTCGAGCGCATCGACGAGACCTGGTATATGCGCTGGATGGCCTGGCGTGAGGAAAAAAATCGCGTAGTAGAGAAGGCGGCGAAATGACCACCTATAACGTCGAAATTGTAGTCACTGGACGCGACCAACTCTCCGGGCCAATGGGCCCGGCGGGCGGCGCGCTGAGTCGTATCGGCCAGATTGCCGGGGGAATCCTATCTGCGCAGGTGTTGGCCGGGCTGGCAAGCCAGCTTGTCAACCTGGGGAAATCTTCCATCCTGGCCGCATCAGACATGGCCGAGTCGGCCAATAAAATGGAAGTCGTCTTCGGGGAAGCGGCAGGCGCTGTCTCGGCATTTGCTTCGCAGGGTGCGCAGGCGCTTGGTATGTCGCAACGGGCGGCCACTGAAGCTGTCTCCACTTTTGGGAATTTATTCGTTAGCATGGGCATCGGCGAGCAAACCAGCGCCGATCTTTCGATTGGCCTGACGCGCCTTGCGGCCGACCTGGCATCGTTCAACAACATCGCACCCGACGAGGCGCTTGTGGCCTTGCGTGCCGGGTTGGTTGGCGAGACTGAACCACTGCGTAGGCTGGGGGTCAATCTCAACCAGGCGACCCTGGAAGCCAAAGCAATGGAGATGGGCCTGTGGGATGGAAAAGACGCCATAGATGCGGCATCCAAAGCGCAGGCGGCCTACGCGCTGATTATGGAGCAGACCACCACCGCGCAGGGAGATTTTGAGCGCACGGCTGGCGGCCTGGCAAACCAGATGCGGATTGCGGAGGCCAGCTGGCAGGATGCGCAGGCGGCTATCGGGACGGCTTTCCTGCCAGTTACGCAGGCCGCAATGGGATTTATTATCAACACCGCCATTCCTGCCGTTGTGCGTTTCGGGCAGGCGGTCGGCCCACAGTTAGCCGGGATGATGGCACAAACGCCCGCGCTGTTTGCCATTCTGCAAGATGCGGTTCAGATGGCTTTTGCTCTCATCCAGCCTGCCCTGGACAACTTCGCAATCTTCTGGCAAATCAACGGCCCGGCGATTACGTCGGCCCTGACACAAATCGGCGCGGCGGTGTTGAACACATTCCAAACCATTGCCGGGATGGTTATCCCGTTTGCCGTTGGCTTGTTTGAGTCTGTCAGCGCATGGTTCCTCGCTAACGGCCCGCTGATTGCGGCATCCATCCAAGTGATTGCTGACTTTTTCACTGGCACGCTTTTGCCAGCCGTCGAGGCGGCCATTCCGGCAATCCTGTCGCTCGTGGAAGGGCTGGTCGGTGTGGTGCTCGGTGTTGTGACCACCATCATGAATATTTTGACGGGTAACTGGTCGGCGGCCTGGAATTCGGCTGTCATGGTCTTACAGGGAGCCTGGAATACCATTCTTTCCGTAATTACCGGCTTCCTGAATGCGATTGCTGTTTTCTTTGGCTCTTCGTTGGCTGAGATATCAGCTACATGGGGCGAAATCTGGAATCAGCTCGGGGCAATGGTACAGAACGCAAATAATGTCATTGTCTCGGCGGCAGTCAGTATCGTGAATGGACTTATCTCGACCATTGCTAATGGCGCAAAGCGCATGTATACGGCAGGCCAAAACTTGTTTGGTAATTTTTTCTCCGGCATCAGCAAGAAAGTCGGGGAAATTATGGACTGGCTGAAAAAGAAAGTTGACGAGATGTCGGCCCTGCTGAATGCGCTGGCGGGTGGTGGTGGCGGCAACCTGCCGACCACGCGCAAGAAATCAGTAGACGGCGAGCGGGCATCCGGCGGGCCGGTGCTGGCCGGGCGCACGTATGTCGTTGGCGAAAACGGGATAGAGACATTCGTACCAGGAACAAACGGATTTATCCTGCCTGCCAGCCAACCGCGAGCTGTTACCGGGGCGGGCGGGAACCAGATCACAATCCAAATCAACGGCGCGCAGTCACCACGGGAAGTGGCCCGTGAGGTCGCTCGGGAGTTGAGACTGCAAGGCGTCAGCCTATGACCTACGGCTACAGCACAAAGCAACCCACGATTACTGTCAACGGGGTGGATATTACCACCTACGTCGACCCGGACAGCGTCAGCATCGAAAACGTTTTGACGCGCCAGGTTGATACCTTTTCATTCCGCATAACTGAAGGCGCAAGCGTTGACCTGCGAGAGTGGCACGAGGTGGTCGTGACCGACCCGCTCGGGGCGCGCATTTTTGGCGGCTACATCCAGACCGAGCGCATCGGGAACGCGGCCGGTGGGACCCGCAAGGAATACAACGAAGTGCGGGCGACTGACTACGCTTGCCTGTTTGACCGCGTGATAGTGCGCGAACAATTCACGACATCCACGACGGATGCGGCCATCCTGGCCGCCCTGTTCGCAGAATACTTGCCGGGGGAAGGATTTGATTACACCAGCAGCGTGCATGAGATTGCAACCTACCCAAAAGCACGCTTCAACCGGTCGTCCTTGCGGGAAGTGCTCGATACCCTGGCATCAGGGGCAAATGCCGACTGGTACGTTGACGCCAATAAGGTCCTGCACTATTTCCCAGCCAGTGAGAGCGAGCTTGCCCCCTTTGCGCTATCTGATAGCCCGGACGGTCTGACGAGTTGGGGATATGACAATCTGCAGGTCGACCGAGACGGGACCGGAGTTATCAATCGCATTGAAATCATCGGCGGCGCTTACCTATCTGCGGACGATTCTTTTATCCTGGCGGGAAATGGACAGGATACCCGCATTGCGTTGCCATTCAAAATGTCGGCTCCGACAACATCATCGGCCGTCGTGATTGAACGCAACGACGGCACGTCTGGCACGCCATCCTGGACGGCGATGACGGTGAAAACAGGCTACATTGACTCACTGGCGACCAGCACGGATGTTTTACACTACTACAACGAGCAGGTCATCGAGCAACAAAACGCATGGCCGAACCTGCCAAATGCGGTCCGCGTGACGGCCAGGCATCCGATCCCATTGCGCACGCGGGTGCAAAACCAGAGCAGCTATGCTTATTACGGGCGCTGGTTTGATTCGTTTTTTAGCGACCAAGACTTGACCGACAAAACAAGCAGCCAAATCATCGGGCGCGGGATGCTGGCGCAAAGCGCATATGCGAAAGAATCCATCAGTTTGACCTGCCGCCAGCCTGGACTGCGCGCCGGGCAGACTGTCAGCCTGACCTGCGTCAATATGGGCATCGGCGGCCAGTATGTCATACAAAAAGTATCCGCGCGGCTGATCGGGGGGCTGGGTGCCTGGGATTATGCCGTCACCCTGGGAGCGCTGGATGCCGACCTGGTTGACGTGCTGATTGAGCTTTCGCGCAGGTCGAAGCCAAAACCTATCTGGCGCGATGACGAGGTGCTTGATGAAGCTATCAGCATCGACGAAACACTCGTCCTGGACGAAACAACAAGCAGCGTGACGACCAGCACGGCCGCTGCAATCTACGATACCAGTAAGGCGGATTTGTCAAAATATGGATAATAAAATTTCTCTTGGCGGGTGGTCTGTATTGCGCGCCTGGCAGCCCGGCGCGATTTCGTGTTTGCTCGCGCAGGGTCTCAGCTTGCGGCAAGCGCAAGCGGTTGCCCAGGATGCCATGCTGGCCGAAGTCCGCACTCACAATCTGGTGACGACGGTCGGAATGCAGTTAGCAGGAGACCTTCTGACCGGCGGAGAGATGGTTGGCATTACCTACCACGCCATCGGGACCAGCTCAACCGCGCCTGTAGTTGGCAACACCCAGCTAGGGGCCGAAGTCGCCAGGCTGACGCTTGGTAGCCGCGTGCGCGCTGGGACTGTGCTAACATTTTCGGCCTATTATATTGCGGCACAATGCACGTACAACATCCAGGAGGTCGGCCTGTTTGGCGGTGTAGCAGCCAGCTCGACCGCAAACAGCGGCAGACTGTTTGCCAGAATACTGCAAGCCTACGACAACAGCGCAGGCTCAACCGACTTGACATTTGACTATAATCTGGAGGTGACAGGATGAGCAACATTATCGCAGGACAAACGATTTACGCCAACGATATCAGCCTTCTTGGGAATCCGCAGGGGCGGCTGTCGCTGTCTTCCAGTGACCCGGCTCCGGTGGCCGACATCACGGCGGCCGGGACGCTGTATTACTTGCCGTTTCGCGGAAACCGCGTGCCGTTGTGGGACAACGCCAGCGGGAAATGGCGAAATTATTCAATCCCGTCTGCGGGTATCAGCGCGTCGCTTTCAGGGAAATCTAGTAATTATCATGTATTTCTGTACTACAACGGGTCATCGTTGGCGCTGGATGTTTCAAAGGCATGGGTTGGGTCTTTGACAATTACCAACGCAACCAATGCCAGCCCGATTGTGATTACGATCGGCGCGAGTTACTCTCTCGGTTCAAGCGTTTTCACGGCTTATATCCACGGCGTAGGCGGGAATTCAGCCGCAAACCGCGCTTGCTTCGCAAAACAAACCGGCGCCACGACGTTTGCACTGTATGCGGATGCCGCAGCTACTATTCCGATTTCTGGCAGCGGCGCATACACGAGCGGCGGGTATGTAAATTTTACCTACCCAACATCTGAATTTGTGGGCGTAGATGGGCATGTGACATCGGCCAGCCTGACGGCCAGTGGGTACGCTAATATTTTCCTGGGGGATATTGCCTACAATGGAACATCCGGGCAGTTTAACGATGCGCGGGCATTTCGCGGAATTTCAAATTTTTATAATGCCATTGAGAGGCCTATTTATGCGGATTGTTGGATTGCCGGGGCTTCTGCGCACACGTACACAACAGCCAGTTATCGTCTCTGGAACAACAACAGCACGGCCGGGCGATCGTACTGTAATGCAATCCTGACCGCCAATCATGCGCTTGCGCAGCAGCCGCGCGCTGGCGGCGTAATTTCTGGACAGGGTGCGTTTACTGCCAGCGGAGCAGGGACGCAGACAGGAAATTTGCTCATGACTGCTGACAGTCAGTTGTTTCAGGGTTTTAGTCGCCTTATCTTAGACAGCAATATTTTGATGACAATATCTTCGGCTGCGGCGGGCAGCATCCACGCCAGCAGCAGCCCGAGCACGATTGCGCAGGCTGGCTTTGGCGGGTACCATGCTTTCCAAATTTACGAGCTTGGGTCGGCTACGTCCATCACGTATGATAAGGCCCTGCTTTCTGGTTGGGTATTGGGATGAGCGTTAAAAAACGGTATAACACCAGCAGAAAGGATACCCAACCCATGAAAAAGTCGTTTATTCGATTTACTCTGTTTCTTTCGCTTGCCTTGCTGATCTTGTTTGTCAGCGCGTCCGCAGCCCAGGCCGCAAAGCGCACGCCCGGCCCCAGCGAAGGGCCGCGTGGTGTGGCAACGTCTACGGTGCAGTTCGTTCCCGTAGTTTCAACCAACATCGGCCCGGTGGTGACAGCGCAAATGCCCACGGCGACGCCAAAGCCGTAATAAATCAAAATCCCCGCTGGATGGCGGGGATTTTTGTTTGTGGATGTGACGGGTAGCGTTAGTGGCTACCGCCTATGTGTTCGGTAGCCTTGCCATTCGGATTGCGTGAGACATAAGCAATCCACTCTTCGCCATCATACTGAGCAGGAAAATAAACAAACTTCTCTGACCACGCTGTAAACGGCTTGCCAGCTGTAAACAGCTTGCCATCCGTGCCGATATAGCCATCATCAAACTCTACGTCAAGTTCTTCTTGTGACAGCGTGATTTTTGTGGTTTCAAATGTATCGCCAGTATCAGCGAACACTTCTTCAAACATTTTGCGCCAAGTTACTTTTGACATGATTTACTCCTTTTGCAAGATAGGTGGCTAACGGCCGCGCGTTACCGGCTGGCCGCCGTAGAATTATCGTCGGACTGAGAGCCGCTGGCGGCCAGTCCGGTGGACGCAGTGTTAGGTGGCTTTACGCGGAACTCAAACGACTTACCAAACTTTCGATTTAGCAACTCTGCAACATTTTCGGCGGTTTTCAAGTCGCGGTAGGCTCGCCACTTTATCCACTTTCCACGGTCTGAAAATTCAAAAAGCCCCGTGTAAAGATACTCAACGATTACGGTTTTCTTTGCTTTCGACATAAGCCACCTAACGGCTTGCGTTAGGCGCTCGGCGGGTTATTGCCAAGAGCCTGTGAATTGGAAGGCAATAGCCGAGTCGCCTGCACGCTTTGTTGGGCGGCCTGCTGGAACGCGGCGAGAATTTCGGCCTTCGTGAATTGGCGGGATGGAACCTGCACCCGCTCACCAGGTTGTAAAATAGATATGCCGTGCTTGCGCATGATGCGCTCATAAGGCTTGAGTTCATCGGCGGTAAATTCATCGTTCCCGATTCGCATGAGCCACTGACTTTTACCTAATTTTCGCTTTAGTTGCATTTCGTGACCTTTCTGGGCGTGGCCGCCCAACGGCTGGCTTTAGCGGCAAAGGGCGGGATTTTGCAGATGCCGCCAAAGCCAGATAGATTTATTTTGACGGGGTAACTTCGGAGCCAGTGTCAAGCCCGCTTTTGTCCGCTGCAAGCGATGTTGGGCCGCCCGTAGCGGCCAGAAGTTGCAGGCGATTGATAACATCTTGCGACGTATGACCGTCATAGCCAGAGTTTTGACCGACTTCGGTAATGCCATCGAGAAATCCCCACATCGAATCGGGTAGATGATATGTAATCTGGCCCCACTGCGTATTGATACCCAGGATAAACCAGCCTTCCCAGGCTTCGCCATTTTGGTTCAAGCGAGTTTTGAACGCCTTTTCTTTGCAAGCCAAAACAAGGTTGACGAATAATAAACAGCGATGGTCGTAAAGTTCCGCGAATGTATGATACCCATCGCTTACTTGCGAGACATCGCAAGGCAGGATAATTTTATTTGACATAAGACTCCTATTCTTAGGGCGGCCCAACGGC